CCTTCCTGCGCGCCCTGAATGTCAGTATCGCGGACAGCGCCACCGGGGACGATGTGCTGAATGCGATTCGCCCGATCGGACGGAAGGCAGGCGACGATTCGGCCTTGCGCGCGCAATACTGCGTAGCGGCCCTTCTGCTGGGACCCGGCGAAACTGCTGTACTGGAAAGACACGAGGAGCCCGGTAGCGTGATATTATCCACACATGAAACCGATGCCTAAGAATTGGCAGCACACCGCGATTTTGGCAGCAACCACACTTTTCGCATTCGTGCTTTTCTCTCCCGAGACGTTCGCTGCTTACCCTTGGCTGATACAACTCGCCAAATTCGCCACAGCAGGCGGATTGGCGGGACTGTTTGGAATGGCCCATAGCCAAGCAACGGCAAACGCTGCCGCAATTCAACAGGTAGATGAAAAGGTAGTCGATACCCACGCGGCGGTTAACGGGCGAATGGATCAACTTGTTGTGGCGGCCAAGGCTCAAGGAGCGCAGGATCAGAGAATTCAGGACCGATCAGAATCGCATACGTGATATTATGCACACGAGGTGATTGTGCCACCGTGTACCGCGAAAACGAGGGTCCCAACGAACCACACGGCGAGCGTATCGCCACACTGGAGCGTCAAATGCAAGATTTGATGGGCAACGGCCAGCCGGGCCGTATCAGAGAACTGGAAAACACGGTGAACGGACACAATAAGCTGATATGGATCGCGTCTGGAGTTCTTGTAGCCGGGCAAGTTCTGCTGGTTCTTCTGCATTTCTTCTCACCCGTGGTAGCCAAACTGCCCATAAACCCTTAATTGCTCCCGATCTGTGATATTATCCACCCATATGGCCAAACTGAAAGCCAAAGAGCGGAACAAGCTGCCCGCGTCCTCTTTCGGGATGCCCGGCGAGCGCAAATACCCAATGCCCGATAAGAGTCACGCGGCGAACGCGAAGGCCCGTGCGACCCAAGCCGAACGGTCGGGGCGAATCTCCAAATCCACCGAGTCAACGATCGACGCGAAGGCCGACAAGAAACTCGGGTCCCATACCAACGTTCGCAACGCTGCCTCGCACATGGGCAAGCTGAAGCACTGCTAACCTGATGATCTACTGGGCCGACGGAAACGCGCGAAATGCGAAGTGGTGGCGGGTGATGTACGGATTCCCTGGCCAAAAGGCCGGCGCGGTACTACTCGACTTCCTTCCGAATCCCCGGATCGCGGACAAGCTGGCGAAGTCCTACACGCTGGAGTTTGGGAGGGAAATATGAAACTCAGCCGTCGAGGACTATTCGGCCTATTTGCTGGCGCGGCGGCGGCCCCGCTGCTCGCCAAGGTTCTTCCGGCGCCCCCTCCGGCGGGGGAACCCACACTGGCCATGTATGAATTTGCCGAGCGCTACCTTAAGCCGGCGGTTGTCCATTTGTTCAACCAAATTGACACGTTGGCGGTTGGCGATGTGTTTTCTATTGGGGGGGGCTAATGGCCTGGGAAGAGGGGTACCGCAACATCACGGCCGCGCTTGAGAAGCTGAAGCCCCTTCACGACTTCTGCCTCGTCGAGCACGTCCCCGAGACTGAAACCGTTCTCAAGTCCGGGCTGCACATGACTGGCGACTACCGCTGGCGCGCGGATAGGCCGCGGGGCATTCGCCGCGGCCGCGTGCTGGCCGTCGGCCTGGGCGACCGGATCATATTCGCCAAGTGTGTGCAGTGTGGCGCCGAGGCGCAGCGGGTCGCCGGGCGCGCGTGGCGATGCTTCGAGTGCGGAGGAGATCTGGAGTCAACCGGAGAGGTTGGGCGCTGTGAGATGGGCGTCAAGCCGGGGGACATTATCCTCTACCCGCGAATCCCGTCCAACGACGTCATTATCAATGGGAAGGAGTACACTATCTGCCACGAGGAGCAGCACGTCCTGGCGGTGATTCAGGAGGAAGGATGCGCGGCTTAGAGGTGGCGTGGAGTGTCTTGATGGGCTGCGCGGCTGGACTGTGCATCGTCATCTTGATTTCGCACGCAATGTCCGCGATCTGCGGAAGGGGGAAATATGGCGAGAGAAAGTAACAGCCGAGACCGCAAGGGCGAGGTGATGCGCCTGGAGTTCAAGCCTGCCAAAGGAGGCCTAATCTCCGAGACGCACATGAAATACAAGCGCGGCGGCCAGGGCGGCGGCCCGATGGAAGACCACGAGATGGAATCGGCCGTGCACCCGACCATGAAGCACGCGCAAGAGCACCTTGCGGCGGTCATGGGGCATTGCTTCCCATCTGGAACGGATAAGGAAGACGACGAGCCCAACCGCGAGACGGCGGCCGACGAGGACTAAGGTTTTCGCAGGGCGGCGCGCCCCGTCGTGAGACGGTTTCGGGCCGCAAATTGAATGAGCCGTAACACCTACGCCAACTCGGGCACGCAGCCGTACAATATCCAGCGGCCCGAGTCCCCTCCCGAAAAGAAAACCTCCCAGAAAACCACGAAAGACCAAGAAAAGTACATGCAGACCATGCTCGGCCGCTTCGAGGGGGCCCGCACTGGGTGGGAGATCCCTCGCAAGGACTTCCGTGAGGATCTGCGTTTCGTGTCCGGCGACCCGAGCGATCAGTGGGACCCGGTGGTGAAGCAGAATCGTGACGCCGACTGGGTTCCGGCGCTAACGATGGACCGCCTAAATCCGCTGATAAACCAGATCGTTAACCAGGCGCGCCAGGACAGGCCACAGCCCAAGGTATCGCCGGGCGATGAGGGCAACCCGCAGACCGCCGAGACAATCGAGGGTAAATTCCGCCATGTCCTCTACGAAAGTCACGCTGACCTGGCCTTTGACTGCGCCCAGGCTTACGCGGCTTCTGGCGGGTTCGGGTACGTCGAGTGGACCTGTGAGTACGTCGGTCGAAAGGGGCTCCAGGAGCCGCGGCTAAAGCGAGTTCCCGACCCTCTCAGCGTCTATTTTGACCCAGCCGTGCAGGAGCTCGACTACTCCGACGCCGAATATGCCTTCAAGCGCAAGCGCTATAAGCGTGGCGAGTTTGAGCGCGCATTCCCCGGTTACGAGGCCGTTCCGTTCCCGTTCCCCGACGGCGAGGAACTCAACGAATGGGGCGACGAGGACACGGTGTGGGTTGCCGTCTATTGGTGGGTCGAGAAGGTCGAAACCAAGATGCACCAGTTGGCCGACGGCTCAGAGGTGGCAGACGATGAATTGCAGGATGGCGATGAGCCAGTAAGATCGTGGCCGGTTACGGAGCGCATTGTACACCGGGACATAGTAGACGGCCAAAAACGCCTCGAAGAGTCGATTTGGGCTTCCGAATGGATCGGCATCATCCCCACGCTTGGTCTGGAGAGAATCAGTAACGGAAAGCGACGTTACGTGTCTGCGGTGCGTTACGCTCGAGATCCACAGCAATTCATTAACGTTGGGATGTCCAAGACCGCAACGCGCATGGCCGACGTTAACGACGCGCTTTGGCTCGGGACGAAGGGCCAGTTCAAGGACAAGAAGTGGCGCGACGGCCGGCGGCACTATTATCTCGAGGCCGAGCCTGTCACAATCCAAGGCAACCTGGCGCCCCCCCCAGAAAGAGCCAATGCGGAGCCGATGATTCAGGGTTCGACCGAAGCAACGGCACAGGGTATTGACGCGCTCAAGGGCGCTATCGGATACGTCGACACGGTAACCAAGCCATCGCAAGCCGACCTGTCAGGGATCGCCGTAGAGCGCCGATCGCAGCAGACCTCCCTGGCCAATTTTCACTACGAGGATAACGGACTACAGGCTATGTGGCATACCGGGCGCGTGGGGATTGACCTCATGCTTTCGCTGGCCGATACGCCGCGGCTCTGGAAGGTCATGAAGGAAGACCAGCGGCAATCCCAGACCGTGCCAATCACGATGGATATGGAGCCCGGCGTGAATCCCGAGGTTCCGGGATACGAGGGCCAGCCGCATATCAAGATCGACGACGGAGACTACGGTGTCATCATCCAAGCCGGGAAATCCTATGCGTCCAAGGTGGACGAGGAAGACGACTTCCTCACATCGTTAGTGCAGTCCGACCCCCAGCTTGCCGTGCTCTACCTGCCGACGATATTCCGGCTCCGTGGGTACGAAGACCTGGCCGAGATCGCAGAGCTTGCCATGCCGCCGCAGATTCAGCAAGCTTTGCAAGCCAAGAGGGGCGGGTTGAACCCAGCGATGCTCCAGCAGCAAAACGCGGCGCTCACCCAGCAACTCCAGCAAGCCAAGCAACTTCTTCAGCAGGTTGCGCTGAAGCTCCAGACCAAGAGCATCGAGACGCAAGGCAAGGTGGACGTGGAAAAAATCAAGCTCATCAAGGCCATGATCGAGAAGCAAATGGACCACAGTCACGATGCGGTGGTCACGCACCTGGCGGAAGCCACGGACGCGGTGGAGCACGTCACAGGGATGCAGCACCAGCAGCAAATGGCGCAACAGGCAGCACTTCAGCCGGCGCCGGGAGGCATTCAATGAAGAAAGCACTACTCGCGGTATTCCTGGCGGCCTCGGCGCACGCCCAGATCGTGCAGCAGACCATATCGCAACTCGGGACGTCCGGCAATTGGGTATTGGCCTTCAATTGGACCGCCGGAAGCAATGGGGCTGTGCCGGTTACTCCGGCCAAACTTCAAGGTTGTTGCAACGGGTATTTCGTCACCCAGGTTGAAACTGTCCCTGGCGGTGTCATTTCCCCAAGCAGCGGGTATTCCGTACAGATTGTAGACTCGGCCGGGGTAGACGCTCTCGGCGGCCTTGCCTCTTCCTTGAGTGCGGCGATATCTCAATCGTGGGCGGCTACTGGGGCAGCTCCACCGATTCAAGGAAACTTCAGCCTGTTAATTTCCGGTCAATCCGTGCCCAGCGCGACAGGTGTAGTATACGTTTTCCTTTCCGTTGCGGGGCCGACAAAGACATTATCCAGCAGTAGCGCCAACTGGATCACCATCGGAAATCCTCCTTTCGTAGACATTCGCACCTTTGGGGCTGATCCGACCGGAGCGGCCGACTCAACCACAGCAATCAACAATGCGATCCTGAGTGTATGTACCGCTGGAGGGCGGGTGTTTATTCCCCGTGGGACATTTAAGACCTCAGCGCCATTGGCGATGAATGCCTGTACAGGACTGGATATCGCAGGCACCGGAGCGGGGTCAATCATTTCCAGCTCGATCACCACGAACGCTATCCTAAGCGTTTTTGGCGCAGGCGCGAATAACAGTATTCACGATGTCAACATCCAAGGGGCCGGCGGTGCGAGTATCACCTGCATTTACGTCCATAGTTCATCGAACACGCTTATTCAGGACAGTGTTATTTCTGGGTGCGGAAAAGAAATCTGGATGGACGCGAATACCCAGATTCTCCATGTCATTCATAACCAGATAATCGGCATTCCAGCCAACGGAATCGGAATCTTGCAGGGCGGATATCTCACTTCAGACCTTATCATCGAGCGCAATCTAATCCAATCAAACTCCGCAGGAAGTCAGGCATTGGCGGGGATTTATATCACCGGCAGCTCAGGCACCAAAATTACTAATAACGACCTCTTCGCCGATGGCATTGGGCTTTATATCAATACGGCAGGATCTCAGCTTGGGCAGTATATAGAGTCAACCCAAAATTGGTATGACTCATGTTCCACGGCAGGGCTTGAAATTACTGGAGATAGCACCGGCAGCACCTATAATTTTCAATCCGTGAATGACGATTTCTCAAGTAACCAGATCGGAATAGTTACCTCGTCTACGGGTGGTATCGATGGATTGATGTTCACTAACTGCCAAGTCATCCAGAGCGTCCAGTGGGGCATTTACCACGGCGGCGGAACGAACGTGGAATTTCACAATTGCCAAGTGGCAGGCAATAGCACGGGATCATCGGGCACCTACCAAGGCATGGCAGTAGCATCGAATATTTCCAAGTGGAAGGTTATCGGAGGCGTCTACGGAGCGATTAAAACCCCGGCGAATCTGACAGCCACACCGACACAGGGGTACGGAATTTTCCTGAACGGTGGAACCACAGACTATTACGAAATCATCGGCGCGACAGTTCTCGGAAACGTCACGGGCGGAATCGGTGGGGTCCCTGTCGGGGTTCACGCCGTGGTGGAAAACAATCTAGGATTCAACACGGCTCCGGTGAACTTCATAGCCACTGAGACCGGGGCCAATAACGCAATCGCCGGGACTTCGATTCTCGGGCTGGTAAATGGCACCTGTGTGAGTATCCAGCTTGCCCACACTCTTCAGGCTGGAGGAAACAGCTTCAACTTGAATGCTCTCGGAACGGTCGCAATCAAGAGCCACCTTAATCCCGCCAATAACATCGCCACGGGTTACGCGAATAGCGGAAGTATCTGGCCGATAGTAAACCTGTGCTACGTCTTTGCGTCTGGCGGCCTGTGGCTCGATATGGCGCAGTAGCCAACTCCGTGATAATATCGGACTGCATATGCTCCCCTGGTCGTTCGGCCGAATATTTCAGGTCGTCTCGGAAAACAATTCGCTGCTGAGGGATCTGCAAAGAAAGCTTTCGATTTTGATAGCACAGGAGAATTCTCTAATGATCGACACTTCCAAACTGGTGGCCGAAGTGGCCAATGAAACCACGGTCGAGCAGTCCGTTTTGACGCTCGTATCGAACATGGCGGCCAACGAGGCCGCTCTTTCCTCGCAGCTTGCCGCTGCGATCGCTGCGAACGACCCGGTAGCCCTGGCAGCCGTGCAGACCGCCATTGATTCCTCAGTGGCAACGCTGCAGGCGAATGATGCCGCCCTGGCCTCCGCTGTGACGGCAAATACCCCGGCCGCGCCGGTCACGCCGTCCGCGGCCACGCCGAGCGCGAAGAGTTAAGCGCCGCACATTCTTACGAAGGAACAGAGGCCGGATTCCCATAAATGGGCTTCCGGCCTTTTTGCGTTTGTGGTAAGATTATCTCGTCGCGGAGTTGCTGCCGCGATAACAGATTTGCGGTCCAGGGGAGACGCCTCACCGTCTCCCTCCCGCAAGCCCTTGTGAGGAGGGGAACTTGAAATCACCGTTTCCTTGGTTTGGCGGAAAATCGCAGGAGAGTTTGTTTTGAGCCCCTGGAGTGCGCCGGGTGTCTCGCGGCGCGTGCAGGGGCTCCTTACGAGCGTTACATGCGATACCCCTGCGTCAGTTGTCGCCGATGTCGATCTGAGAACCCAGCCCCCAACAGGGTGAGCGCGGTCGCCTCAGAGGCAGACTGAGGCCAAAGAACCGGCGGGCTGCAATAAATTGGGACGTTGCAGACCAGAATCAGATTCGATGCGGCGGCTGTAGAGAATGCCCCGAACAGGGGAAGAGGCTTCGCATAGAAGACCCAAGGACAGACCGTGCCTTGCCACTTCCGTAAACTGTGCTATTATTCCCACTGAGACCGCCAACTCGTTAAAAAGGTGAGTCGAGCGTCGTGAGACGCGCGGAGTGAAAATGGAAGAACTGAAGCCGCTTAGCGAAGCGTCCAGCCCCGAAGAGTTCAAAGCTCTGCGGGAACAGCATCGCAAAGCGTCGGAATCGGCCGCCGAACCCAAAGAGCCGCCCTCGCCCGCCAGCGCAAAGGCATCCGAAACTGTCGCGGATTCGGAACCCGCGAAACCCAAAACTCAGGAAAAAGAAGAGAAGCCAAAGGGAGAGCGCACCCTTGAATCCCGCATCGCGCAGTTACGCGCCAACGGGAAGCACGGGGAGGCCGACGCGATCCTCCGTAAGACCTGGGAGCAGCAGTCCAACGAACGCTTCGACAAGCTCGAAAAAGAATTGCAGGAATACCGGACTCGCAAACCGGCAACCGAGCCAGCAGCCGCCGCGCCAGCAACTCAGGCCGCCCCAGCGACCGCGCAGACAACGGATGACGGACCTAAATCCAAGGATTACGACGGATCGGCTCCGGGCAAGATGTACGAGGATTACCTTGTGGATCGAGCCCAGTGGAAGATCGAGCAGAGGTCCGCTGTTGAAAAGCAGCGCGCGGCTCAGGAAACCACCAAACAGACCATCACCCGGAGAATGGTAGAAGCCCGCGCGAAATATGCGGACTTCGATGAAAAGGCCGGAAATCTGGCTGTCGGGCTATCCCTCCCGAATATACGAAAGGCTCTCTTGGAGATCGACAACGCTGCCGACGTCTACTATCACCTGGCCGGAAACCCCGCCGAGGCAGATAGGATTCGCGGGCTGGCCAGCGACGATGCACGGCTCATGCAAATGGCCATAATCGGGTACACGCTGCGCACTCCGGCCGCCGGCCGATCCGACACTCCTACTGAAAAGTTACGGACCCCCGTGTCGAAGGCCGCGCCCCCTGGCCGGCAACTGAACGGTATCGAGCCGCCTCCCAAAAAGAGCACTGCCGAAGCCGACAATTTCGAAGAATTCAAAAAGATTCGCCACGGATAACCACCGCTGTGAAGCGGAGAGGGCAAAGCATTGGCAAACCAGTATTTGACGCGTCAGGAAATCACCTACGCCAAACTGGAAGTCCTGGAAAACAATTGCGTTGTGGTGCCGAACATGTACCGCGACCTAGACCAGGAGTTTGGCAAGAAGGGCGGCAAGATCGGAGATACGATCTTTGTCCGCAAGCCGCCACGAGCGATCGCGCGCGACGGGCAGGCATACTCCCCGCAGGCGATGATAGACACGGAAGTTCCGGTAACCATCAATCAACAGTCGGGTGTCGACTTCGAGTTTTCGACCTCGGAAAAGTTTCTCAGCCTCGACGACTTCCAGGACCGATACCTTGACCCGTACATGACCGCGTTGAGCAACCTGCTGGATTTCAGGGCGCTCAATACGATGATGATAAACACGGCGAACTTCGTCGGAACCCCAGGCACCACGCCGGGACTGAGCGGTACGGACGCCTTCAACATCTATTCGCAGGCTTCCCAAAAGCTCGATGAGATGGGCTTCCCCCTGGACAAGGCGAAATTCCGCCGCGCCCGTAACTTGGTCATCAACTCCAACGCGCGAACTGGTTGGAACACCTACACCAAACAGTTCTACAATCCCAAGGATTCTCTCACTAAACAGTGGAAGACCGGGCAGATTGACAACGCCTTGTCTCTCGACTGGATGGTAGACCAGAACGCCCCGGTGCAGGTAATCGGCGCACTCGGAGGCACTCCCGCGGTAGTCGGCGGTGGCCAGACCGGTTCTGCTATCAACCTCAACGGGCTCGGAAGCGTAACCAACTACTTCTTGCTTGGCGACATTATCAGCTTCGCCGGAGTGTTCGCGGTAAACCCGCAGAACCGCACGTCGACCGGTGCGCTTCAGCAGTTCGTCGTTCAGCAGAACATGACCAGCGCGGGCGGTACCGGGACGGTCCAGATCCTGCCGGCCATCGTTCCTTCCGGACAGTTCCAGAACGTTACCAACTCGCCGGCAGCTGGCGGCCTGGTTAACGTCTACAACACCGCGGCGGCCGGACAATCCGCACTTGCTGGCGTGTCCACCGCACAGGGCATCTTATGGACTCGCCAGGCGCATGCCTTCGTGTCCTTCCCCGGAGACGTGCCGGAAGGCGTCGACATGGCGATGGAAGCGCGGTCCAAAGAGATCGGCGTCTCCATCCGTTTCGTCCGCATGTTCGATTCCGTGCGCGACATGTTCACCAACCGCACCGATGTCTATTATGGCATCGGACCGCTGTACTCGGAGGGATCTGTCCGCATCGCAATCAGCTAACGACGCCGACAGGAGAAAAACCATGAACATCATGAAAAACTTCATTCGAATCGCATCTCTGGTGGCAGCGGCTTTGCTCGGAATCGTCCCGGCGCAAGCGCAGTTGACCACCACCAGTACTACCCTTTCCGTGGCTGTTCTGGCAGGCGGCGGAAATGTAGCCAGCCAGGGCCAATGGTGCCTGACTTCGGCGACCGGCGTAGTCCTGCCGTCTCTCTCGGCGAACGCTGTCGGCTCTTACTTGTTAGTGGACAAGGAGGTCGCGCAAGTAGTTTCCGCCGGATCTTCCAGCACCTGCTACAACGTCAAGCGCGGGCAGATTGGGACTTCGGCGAATTACGGCCACTCCGTCAACGCTACTTTATGGGTCGGAAACGTTGCAACCGGGAGCGGCGATAACTCGCACCCGTTCTCCGGTGGCATTTTTACCCCGAACGTGCCTAGCGGCACTTGTACCGCTTCCGTACAGTATTCCCTGCCCGTCATCATCTACGGGCCGAATAACTCGGATTTCTCCGGTGGTTTGGCTAATTGCGTGTCCGGGTATTGGTCCACAACGACTCTTGGGGAAGCTCAAGGTGCCGTAACGAACGTGAACCCGTACACGGCCTTTACCACGCTTTCCAACAGCATCGCCGGCACTGCGGTAACGGATATCGCGGGCGTGGAATGGGCTACCCAAATCCAAATTCCCAATTCCTTTACCTCTACCGGCGCGTGCGTGCTCAACGGCTCCACGGTCGGAACGGACAAGTGGCTTTTCGCTATTTGGGATGCCACCGGCGCGGTCGTCGCCACTACTGCCCTAGCTGGCGTCACCACATCGGGCGCATCGCTATACCAGTGCGCCGCATGGACCGCTACAGTCAATCTCGTTGGCCCGGCCACCTATTTCATCGGGTTGCAAGGCAACGGGACCACAGACACGTTCACCGCCTACAAAACAGGCGGCGCGCCGACTCTCATGGGTACGGTCAAAAAAGCCGCTGGCGCTTTCGGCACCGTAACCGCGATTACGCCCACTACAACGTTCACCACGCTGTACGGGCCGTTCATGATGGTTTACTAGTTTGCACTTCGAGATCAAAGGGAGGCCGGTTATCCCGGCCTCCATGAAAGGCAAGAAGAGAATGCCCCAAGGAATGGCAACCAAAGAAGTCCATCTGTACCATGCGACCCTCCCGCCCAAGATCGTTTACGGCGAACCCGCGGTGCGCGAAGCCATGTTCGACAAGGACGGCAATCCAACCGGCTACGGGTTAGAGTACATCCCACAGGAGTTCCCCAAGCACGTTCACCAGGTAGCGGGAAACGAAGACGAGCAAAAGGTAATGCTGGCCGATGGTTGGCACTTCGACCCTGAAACTCTCTCGGGCCCATTTCCGCGAACTGGGACCAAAGTTGATCTTGGCCCGAAGATGGTCAAAAAGGAGGTTCTGTAATGTCCGAAGGATTCGAGATGCGGCCAACCGGCCAACAGACCATGAGCCAAGCGGAGTGCGACCGATTCCTTCGCGATGCTCGCGAAGCCCCGAAGACCAAAAACCCAGTCATTCTCGGCATCCGCCTGCACGAGATGATGCGTTCCAAGAACAACGGGTACCCGAAGGACATGTACCACGCCGAGCTGGAAATGCGCCAGGCGTACAAGGAAGAGGAAGAAACGGCGTTGGTCGCGATGGGATATCAGGAAAAGTACATCCTGAAAACCCACCCGAAGTACGTCTTCCGGCGCAACATGGCAGACAAATTTGCCGAGCGCATGGAAGTGGCTTCCCCGACAATAATCAACAATGCTTTCGTCGAGGAGCGGCTGGTCAAGACTGCCGAGGACGAAAAGAAACTCAAGGCGCAAAAGCCCCCGGTCGGATGTGGCCCTTGGGTGGACAGACTCGATGAAATCGCGCCTCTCCCTGAAGCGGAATACGTCGACCCCAACGAAGAGATTGCGCGGCTCCGGGGTGCACTGGAGCAAGCCAACCGCGCGCTGGACTCCAAGGGCGGGAGCGGGAAGCGCAAGGAAGAACCCGTTACCGCGTAGTGTCAGAAAGGGCCTAACCTGTGTCCTATAGCCTCACGCAAGTTGCGACGGCGGCGGCCCAATGGCTGACCGTCCTGGACTCAGGGGAAGCCCTTTCCTCCCAGCAAATCACCGACTGCCTCGCAATTGCCAACGATCTGCTGGCGAACTGGACGAACGAGCAAACCATGGCCGTTCAGATCCTGATAAACGAGCAGAGCAAAGCGCTCCAGCTCCTGATAGATAAGATGTCGCGGGAGGCGGCCCCCCTCGTTACCCGCCAAGCAAAAGACGGTTCCGTGACCCTTTCCGAGCAGAATCTTTTTGCGTCTCCTCTGGCCACTGCATTTACGCTTTCGGGCGGAACTTACACCGAGGGCACCTTCACGCCTCCGACTTACACGGCCGCGTCGTTCACGGCCCCGACGTTCACAGGATCCAGCGTTCCGCAGTTCGTGGACGCTACCACGGCGCTGACGCTGCCCGCCGGAGTGGCGCGCGCGCTCAAGACCGCGATGGGCATTGAGATCGCCGGTTGGTTCGGAGTGACGCCTTCCGCCTCGCTCGTCGCGGATGCCAAGGAGGCGCGCGCCGCGGCCTTCCCAGTGCCTAATCGCGTCCCGATTCCAGGTACGGCTGGTCAGGCGCTTGTGCAGCCGCCGGGAGTTCCGGCCAACGCGCCGACGCCGCCGGCTGAAGGGGTCGAGTAGTGGATATCCTCGGAATCACAGTCTGGCGAGAGGCGCGCGGCGAGGGCATGGCTGGCATGACCGGCGTCTATCACGTCATCATGAATCGGGCGCTGGCGGGCCGCGAGGGATGGCCTTCCGACCCAGAGCAAGTCTGCCTACAGCCCTACCAGTTCTCGTGTTGGAATAGCCTCGACCCGCAGCGGAAGCTGTATCCGAAGCCCGGAGATGTCCAGTACAAGCAGGCGCAATACATCGCCAATCTCGATCCGTCAGACCCTACCGGCGGCGCGACGGCGTACTTCGACAGTTCCATAACGGCTCCCAGTTGGGCTGATCCGAAGCTGTTCACTGTGGCGATTGGCCGGCTGAGGTTCTATAAACTGTGAGCGCATCCCTAACCCAACTCGCGTACCAAGCGCTCCGAGACATCGGGAACCTGCGTCCCGGCCAGACTACGAGCACGGACGTGCTGCAAGACATCCGCACGGAAGCCAATCAGATGCTCGATGCGTGGCTGATTGATGAACTGATGGCCTATTGCTATCCTGCCGCTCTGTACCCGCTGAATGGTTCACAGCAGCAGTACACCATCGGCCCCAATGAGACCACGCCGAACTGGACTGGCCCGCGGCCCAACCTGATTCGGGATGCAAACCTCGTCCTGACCACCGTTAACCCCGTTTTACGCATTCCGATGAACATCGTTAACGTCGATCGATGGAGTGACATCGGGATTCAGAATCTACCCAACGCTCTGCCGCTCACGTTGTACTACGTGAAGGACTTCACCGCGACCGGCGCCGGGACGATCCTGATCTGGCCTGGCGATCTCAACTCCGACCAGATCGAACTCTACACGTCGTTAACGATGCCATTCACATCGTTCGTGGACCTGACGACGGTTTACAGCTTCCCTCCCGGCTACGAGCGCATGATTCGCAAGAATCTCGCGGTCAACATCGCGCCCATGATGAAGCTGTACAACAAGATGGGGCGCATCGACTGGCAGGTGAGTGAAGCGGCGCTCGAGGATGTGAAGCGCCAGGCCATCGAATCAATGGAGCTCGTGAAGTCCGACAACGCTCCCGACCCCGAGATGCGAGGCGACCCGGCGTACTGCGGAACTTCGAACACCAACCGCGGGTGGAACTGGCTCCTGGGGACGACCGGAAGGTCAATGAGGTAAATGTGCCTCGCGTCCCAAATTTTCAGTTCACCGGCCCCACGCACCTGCTGCTCTCGCCGGTACTCGACTCGCAGCGGTCAATAAACCTCTACCCAGAAGCTGGCCTAGGCGACAGTAAATCGCGGTTGAACCTTGCCGGAAGACCTGGACTGAATCCGTCCGGACCACTGGTTACCTTAGCTGGCGGCAATGTGCGCGGGCTTTGGCAGGGGAACCATCGGCTTTTTGCCTGTGGCGGGCAGCACATTTATGAGGTCTCTAACGCTGGCGCGATCATCACCGACTTCGGTAGCTTGGGCGCCCTCAGTCCGACCGGCCCTGTCTTCTTTGAGCAGAATTCCGGCAGTTCAGCTTTTCAACTGATCGCTCTGGATACCGCCCAAACCAAACTTTTCAACGTAAATTCAGGAACGCTTACCGCAGTATTCAATGCCACGGCCCAGACCATGGCCGACGGATTTCAGGTAGCCGTGGCGACCGGCGCGAGTTTGGTAAATGCCGGTAACCCGAATCAAATAAATTGCTCGGCCTTTGGAGACGCAACGAACTGGACTCCGCTGCCGGGTCCGCTTCCAACCTACGTGATCCGAACGGGATCATCGGACCTAGTAAACGGCTTGGCGTGGCTGAATGGCCTGCTTTATATTTTCGGCACGAAGAGACTGGAAATCTGGTACGACGCCGGCAATCCCGGATTCCCATTCGCGCGGGTCAATGGCGGCCAGATCGGGCTTGGACTTCTCGGCCCATGGACCATCGTTAACTTCTACAACTGCATCATGTTCATGGGATCGGACGGCACCGGCTACGCGCAAGTTTACATGATGCAGGGCATGAACCCAGTTCGCGTGAGCGACGCATCTATCGAATACCTGATTTCGCAGCAAAGCTCATGGCTCCTCGGCGGGATGACAGCATATGGCTACCAGGAGAGCGGACACACGTTCTACTGCCTGTGCCTGTCCAACGGAAGCCAGCTTGTTTACGATCTCACCACAGGGCTGTGGCATGAGCGCGTTTACGCCGGCCCGAACCCGCAAACGTTCGCTTCCCTTCCGGCATTCGCAGTCAACGCGGGCGGCAATTACGTGGGCGACAGCGGTAGCGGTGCGATTTACCTGCAAAGCATTCAGTACCCGGCGGATTACACTACCGCCATCACCTACACCCGGCAGAGCGGTCCCGTGTTCCGCGACAACCTCGTGCATACCTTCGACCGCTTCGAACTCGATTGTGACATCGGCACCGCGGCGGCCACGCTGAACTGGTCGAACGACGGCGGCCGGAACTTCGGCACCCAGGCGCGGGCAATGAAGCAAGCGGCGAACCAGGGAGGGCCGAGCGGGGCGCCGTGGGGAACGCGCTATTTCGTCAACCAGATGGGGCGCTCACGTGACATGCGGCTCCAGGTGAACATCACGAGCAGCACGCAACTGGTGCGGATCGCGCAGGGGCTGCTGGACTGCGACAACACCGGCCCCCCGACAGAGGACGCATAGATGGGATCGCCAGCCAATTCCGGACTTGGCCCCCCCCCGCTGAATACGCCGATTGGCTCTACCGGCGCGGATCAGTTCGGAGTGCCGTTCGAAAACCGGCCCGCGCAACCGCTGCCTGCGGCAAACATCGCGGTCACCTGGGGGCAGTGGTTCAACCAACTTTTTCAGATCTTAAAAACCGCAGTGCTGGGAGCGTCGGCGCTCACCACCGTCAACGTGATTCCGAAAGTGACCGCGCCGGGAATTCTCGGCAACTCTTCTCTGACGGACAATGGGACTAATGTATCGACATCTGAATCCTTGCTTGTGGGGTCGGCCACCGATGACGGCTCCGGCGCGCTCCTGCAGGTCCACGGCAACGTGAATCTTCCGACTGGATCGACTTACCAAATAAACGGAGTGGCGATCGGTGCCACTGGGTTTCCGGGCTCCTATGTCCCGGCAGTGGCGCTGACCGGCCAGACCGCAGGGATCGGGACGACGAACCTGCAACATGCCAGCGCAGTGCTCCCGTCCGGAGATTACCTGGTGTGCTTCGGTATGGAATGCACGGCGACTGGGACTGGGACGGTGGACCTCACGATAGGCTGGACAAGCCCATCGGGAAGGGCGCACGCCCAAGTGGTAGCAATTGTTCTGAACTCGCTTGGGACCGTTATCTCGCAAGCGATGCCGATTCACACAGATGGGGCCAACAACTTGACCTACTCGACGACTGACTCCGGAACCGGTACCTATTCGCTGGACATTACGGTGGTGCGGACAAACTGATACGATACGAAAGTGAGCGTCGAGAGACGCGCGGGGGATTGAGTGTCCATATTTAGCGACATCACTGGGATTTTCGAGGGCAACAAGGCCGGCAACCAGGCGGCTACCGGAAACATTAACGCCGAGCACGGGGTAACGAACGCTACCAATGCCGGGCAGGCGGGGATTGCAAGCGCCGTCGGGACTGGCACGGCAGCCGTAAACCAAGCGGGGCAAGGGGTCACAGCCGCGGCCGGCGGCGCGAACGCCACGCTGTCACAGGCGCTGGGAGGTATCCAGAACGACACCAACCCGACCATCGCGGCAGGCGGCGCCGCGGCAGACCAACTCTCGCAGTACGCAGCGAGCAACCCACAGTTCAGCGCTCCCACGTTGGCGCAGGCCGAAGCCACTCCGGGTTATCAGTTCCAGCTCGCCAGTGGAACGAACGCGATTCAGAATTCGGCCGCCGCGCAGGGCCTCGGAAATTCTTCGAATACCCTCGTCGGACTGGAAAATTACGGTCAGCAGTTGGCGCAGACGGACTACGGAAACCTGTTCAATCAGGCGCAGTCGGCCTTCCAAACGAACCAGAACGCTACCTTGGGCAATCTTTCGACGCTCATCAATTCCGGCAATACGGCGAGCGGAATCAATGCCACGGCCACCACTGGGTTGACCGGCTTGCAATCACAGAACCTGACCGGTGCAGCCGGCACGAACGCGACTTTGCAGGAATACCTAGCGGGCCTCGGACTCCAGGGAGCTACCAGTTCGGGAACTCTCGGGCTCGCCGGCGCTCAGAGTGCCGGAAACTTCGCAGTCGGTGCCGGCAATGCGCAAGCCGCTGGAACGCTGGGGCTGGGAAACAACATCGCTAACCTGGGGAGCGACTTAGGCGGAATACTCGCCGGTATTCCAGGGATCGGGGGATAAATGGGAAGCATTAACGATCTACTCGCCAACTACAACCCGACCGGCTTCGCCTTGAACAACCAGCAGCGCGCGGCCACGATTGCAGGTACCCAGGCTCAGACGGCGCAGGCCGGCGCGGCCACGCAAGGACAGATCCTTGCCAACCAGCGGGCACAGCAGCAAATCCAAGACCAGGCCGCTCTTGCTTCGATCTTCGCGGCGGCCGGGAGGCAGGCACAAAATGCGGTCAGTTCGGTACCTCCGGCGACTCCGGCGGCTGGCACGCCGCCGGCTGCACCTCCGCAGTATTCTGTTTCTCCGGCAGATCCAAATAATCCAAACGGATTGCAACGGCGGACGCCGATTGACCCCGGAAATGCTGGCGTTCCTGCTGTTCCACGTGGAACACCCGCTATTGCCACACCTGGGTTCGCGCCCGGAGCCGGAGGTCCGCCGGCGGGGAGTGTAGCTGGCGCGAATCCGGTTACTGGGTCAACGTTCCTGGACCCGAACTCGCTCATGCAGCAGTACTATGCGGCTGGAGGCCGCGGTACCGAGCCAATTTTCAACGCGATAAACCAGATTATTTCATCCCGCAAAGCCGCGGTGGACCTTTCTAAAGAGCAACTATCGCAGGAAGAGGGCCAGCGCGAACTGGCGGCGAGCACGGTGCAGAACCTGTTAGCGCTGCCACCTGAACAGCGAGCGTCCGTTTTCGCGCAGCAAATGCCGCGCCTTCAGCGGGAAGCGCCGGACGTGAACTGGAAGATTGATCCGACCAACGATAACGCGCTCCACCAAGTGCTCGGCCAGACGGTACTGCACAAGGCGTTGTTGGATCAGGCGAAAACCCAATCCGAAACCGCCAATGCCAACGCCACCGCCGCGAAAACGAAGGCAGAAACGCCCGGAGTGCAGGCGCAATCCGAAATCACGCAACAGAAGGCCGCGGCGATGAAACAGGCCGTGTCCGACTTCCAGAATGACCCTACCGGCGTCCACCCGATAGACCGCGTACTCCCGGCGAACCTTGACCCGGATGCCAACTCGGCTTACAAAGAGAATTACAACGTGGCCATGCGCTACGGGGGGCCGGATGCCGCGCTCAATGTGGTCAAGGAAGCCACCGCGCACGCCGCCGAAATCGGCATGAAGACCAGCCCGACCGTGCAGGCCGCCGATACGGCGCAAGTCCTCGCCAACAAGGCGGCTACAGCTCCGATTGAACAGGCTCTCGCGGCCTCCAGCGAGCGGCTCCGCGACTCTCTCCAACAGGGAGACGTCGCACACAAGGAGTACTTCGATTCGCTGTCTGCCTATCAGAAGGCGCTTTCCACCGCGAAGACCATCGGGAACGTGGTTGACCTGTCCGAAAACGGAGGGACTCTCGCAGGCAAGCAACTCCAGGCCATGGTGCCAGAATTCACCAATGCCGCCCAAGACATCAAGCGCATGGGAGCGGCGCAGAACAACGCCGGGATGTCGAGCGCCGGCGAGGGTCTTTTGGCTGAAGCCAAGAGCCTTGCTACTGGAGTTCCGTTGACCGCCGGCACTATCAAGCAAATCAAGCCGTACTTGGCGACCATCGCCAACGGCGCGGCGGGACAGCATAACGCCACAGTGGAAGCCCTGCAGAAGACGTATCCGCAGCAGGCCGGAACGCTCCAAAAAGAACCTCTGCCGTTCCCCCCGCCGTTCCCGAAAGCGAAGGTCCACGATTACGCCGTGGCGCACGGGATCAGCGATGACGTGGCGACGAAAGCGATTATCGCAGCGGACAACAGGATTGAATAATGGCAGATCCCCAACAGATCACGCTCACAGACCCGCAGCAGTGGCTACGTGCGAACGGAGGCTCTGGGCCATCTCCAACACTCCAGGACCCGCAGGAGTGGTTGTCTGCGCAAAAATCCGGGGACAAAGGGATCGGTGCTGCTTCGCGGTTCGGTACCGGATTGTACGAATCCACGCTCGGCGGAATCGGACAAGCGATCATGCACCCGCTGGATACCATCTCGGGCATGCTGAAGCAAGGCATTGGCGTGGAAGATCTCAAGCAGATCGCGGATTTTGCCAGCAAGGGGAAAATGAAGGAAGCGGCCATGCTGGCGGCCAAGTATACAACAGAGGGACCTGTGGGTAGATTAGCCGGGGCAGCCGTTGCGCCAGCGGTCCAGGATGCCTCGGAGGGAAACTACGCGGGAGCTGCGGGCCGGCTCGTTGGCACCGCAGGAATGGCGATGTTGCCCGCGCTCGGGGAGACGGACGCGGCGGGTGCCGTGGGAGCGGGAATCCGGGCCGGCGGAGGGGACGTGGCCGCCGGAGCGGCAAAAGCCGCTGGTGGTGAGTTGCTGGCCAAAGTAGTTCCTGGCATGGAATGGCCGGTGCGGATCGGGGTGCAGTACCCGGCAGTGCGGCAGATCGGCGCGGGAATCACCAAGGGCGTGAAAGCGTACCGGGACGCGATGGTGCCGGAGGTGGCGCCCAATATTGCCACCGCCGCGGATTTCGCCGACTTTCAGCAGCCGCCGCCCACGCCGCGGGCCGCGCCGAACGTCGCAGGTCCAGGGTTTGCAGCCGATACCCAAGTCCCGATGACCGCTGATGATGTCTTCCAGCAGACAGCCGCCGCTGCTCCGGTGGAAGACGTCGCGCACTTGAACGCCATCGCGAAATCCCTCGGCGCGAAGAATTTCAAAACACTCACCGCCGATCAACAGGCGCTCGTGCGCAAGATCGCACAGCAACCGGAAGCCCCCGCGCCGCAACCGAGCTCCGTAGCGCCAGCGGCCGCCGCCGCCCCACCGCCACCTGAGCCGGCATCACAGGGGGCACAAGCGGCGCCGGCTGAAGCGCAAGTCACCACTGCGCAAAATCCGGCCACGCTGGCACAGGCACTCAAAGACGAGATGCAGCAGTCCGGCACTCTGAATGATCTTGACAAGCTCGCCGCTGCCGAACAGCGCCGCGCCAAGTACCGCAACCAGGCGGCAGATAATATGGGAATAGCAAGAGAGGATGCCAGTCCATCTTCGGACATCGCACAAGGTTCGAAGGTCGAAGATATCGTAGGGGGAAACCGTGGGCGCTGGGCAAAGACTATGGCCACGCAGTTCAAACGTGCCGGCATGACCACAGAGGACGTAGATAAGCTGAGCCCGGACATGATGGACAGAGTCTCGGTTTCTGCCGGGGTATCCCCAGCCTCTCTGCGATCGCCGGAAACGATGTTAATGCTCAGCGAATACTTGGACAATATGTGGAAATCGGCACCAAAAGTGACACCCACCGCGGCCCCGGTAGCTCCGCAAGCCGCACCTTCCGCGCCCGCTCCAACCCCGGTTGAAGCTCCTCCAACTCCGGTTGATCCGGCAACCGCGGCAGCTAACCTCGACGCGGCCATGCGCGGACCTGGCGGCAGTCTCGAAGGACAGCCTGCCACTATCCCCAACCCCGAGAAACCTGGGTTGACTCCCGAGGCTCACGCCGGAGCAGCGCGCGGAACGCGAGCCGATCGCGCGGGGCAACTCGCCGATGCTATATCGAAATCGAAGTACGCGCCACTCATCCAGCAGGGCGCGGAACTCTCGTCGGATGTTCTGCGGGCTCTCGCGCGCGAACTCTCGCCGTTTACGGATTTACCGAAGACCCCGGCGGCGCTGACTAAGCTCGCCAAAGACGTGCAATCCCGATTGACCGGAGGCGGTCCAAAATGAAAAAACTGCTTCTGTTCCTGATGGCCTCGTGCGCCTTCGCCGCTGGCACCGTAAACGTCACGCTGGCGCCCCTCACGCCTACGGCAGTACCCGTGTGGGTGCTCACCTATGCGTGGACCGGAGATGCTTCCACGGGGTCCGTACCAGCCACGGCGGCCGCGGCACTCATCCAACAGGCCCAACTTCAAGGCTATCTAATCTATGAGGGCGAATTCATCCCCGGCGCGACGACGGTCCCCACAAACGGCTACAGCGTCACTGTGACGAACACGGCATCGGTTGACGTGTTGGCCGGCGCGGGCAGCACTCTCAGTTCCACGACATCTAAGGTATCGCTCATCAGCCCACCGCAGATTTTGAGCGGCACTTTGACGCTGAATGTCAGCGGGCAGTCCGTAGCCAGCGCTACGGGCCAGGTGCTCATTTACCTCGTTCCGAATCCCTACACGGGAACACAGGTGACCACGGCGCTGGTGAATGTGACGACTAACCCGAGTGGGGTTTGCGTGCCGCCACAACCGCTCAACTTCAACAACGGAACTGGATCGGGCGCCGGGCAACTCTCCGGCTGCGCATGCTCTGGCGGTTCTTGTACCTGGGCGACTATTGGGGGCGGCTCTGGGACATTCACGGCGCTCACTGGAGACGCAACGAGCACCGCGACGGGCGGCGCTACGACCGTCCTAAAAGTCAACGGAAATACCCCCGGCGGAACATGCACGAGCCAATTCGTTTCCTCCGTCAGTTCCAGCGCAGTTCCCACGTGCACTTCCGTGACGCCCACGCTGGCGGGGCTATCGAACGTCACCAACGACGCGCAGACCAAAGCGGCGATCATGCCCAATACCGCGCCGTCCGCCGGTCAGGTGGCAGTCGGGAATGCAGGAGGGACGGCGTATGCGCCGGTGACGATCAGTGGAGGATGCACGCTCGCCAGTACGGGAGTAATGACATGCTCAGGTAGCGGTAACATGAATACCTCTACCTACGACCCTGCGGCAATCGCGCAGCAGGTTGTGGGCACGACTGCCACGCAGACGTTATCGAATAAAACCCTGGTAGCGCCAGTTCTCGGCGCAGCGACCGCGACCAGCGTGTCCACAGGCACTAGCCCTCCAGCGTCTGCATGGTTCACGGGTACGGCAGGTCTGGATGGATTTGGGACGGGAACATGCTCTGGCACAGTCCCGGCTGGCGCTGGATTCCTGTGTGCGCTATCGACTCTCTCCGGTCCTGAGTGGATGACATCGGGCGGCAGCATCCCGGTTGTGATGGGACCTGCAAGCGCAACAAGCGGGCACGTCGCGACATTCAACGGAACGAACGGCAGTCTCTTGCAGGACGGCGGAGCCTTACCCACCGGCACGGTTACTACAGTTGGATTCACTGGAGGACTTATCAGCGTGGGAAGCCCTACGAGCGCACCGGCGCTGACCGTTGCGGGAACTAGCGGCGGCATCGTTGGCTTTACGAGTTCATCTGCTTGGGCCTCATCGGCAGCATGGGCTGCTGGTGGAATCGGTTATGGTCTCGGTGCTGGCAGCGTTCCCGTAGCTACAGCAGCCGGGACAGCAAAGCAGATAGTCCTGTCTGGTGGCGCTGGGGCACCAACCATGATCGACTTCCCCCACGTGATGGATATACCTGCTGCGAACTGCGGACCGTCCTCGACCCCCGGTGCGGGATGGAGCACCTCAATATCGCCAATCTGTCGTGCTGGCACCAACAATAAAGGCGGCGTGCTACCATTCGCGGACGCATCGACCGCGCAGTTCGATCTTGAAATCCCTGGTGATGCCGATCTCACTAGTGGCAACTACCCGTACATCAAACTGTTCTTCACGGATGGCGCGAACACCAGCGGCACGGAGATATTCCAGGCTCAAGTTTCCTGCTATGTTGCGGACTTCAGCGCAACGGACGACGTAGCCTTCGCGACGGCACAAGTCTTCACGACGCGGACGGCCACCGCCGCGAATCGTTCTGGCAGCGAGAATCTCCAATTCAACTCGACCTCAATGTCTGGGTGCGTGGCAGGCGCTTCAATGATCGTGCTCATCACGCGGAATACCGATACAGCCGCCAGCCCAGTGAACGTGAGCAAAGCCAGCATCACGTTCTCCCGATTGCTTGCCGTAGGAGCACAATAACATGACACCTCTTATCTCCAAATTCCTTACTCTGATGCTGATGTTTTGGCCGCAGTACGTGGCGGTGCCGTTTACTCACACAAGTAGTGCTCCAATAACCTTGGTGCAAAAAACGGCCGGAGCCTATGGAGCTTCATCAACTTATTTTGCGGCAGCTTTCACCAATAACACTCTCGGAAATCTAGCGGTGGTTGCGGTTCATTGGTGCTCTTCCGGCGCACCCACCACGATCACATCTGTGACGGACACAAGCACCAATTCTTATACTATCTCCGCTGCCAGTTTAGCCACAGTGAGCGCAACGCATTATGCGGACTGTTACACTCAATTCGCATATGTGGCAAGACTGAATAGTTTCAGCGGCACAAACACCGTTACCGCGAGTTTCCCAGGAGGTTCTAACGTCAATGGAAGCATCAGCCTCTACGAGATGACGCCAGGAGTTGTCGATCAAACTAATACAGGCACTAACGCAAATACTAATGTCCCAACGCCTGGATCTATCACGACGACCATCAACGGAAGTTTCTACATCGCCGCTGGAGTCTTGGATAACGGGTTTGGGTTCGGGAGTGGATGGTTCACAGCCGGCTCACCTTTTACACTGAATGGAGAAGTCGGGGGCGGCAATCTGAATGTAGCAGATGAATATTACCCGCAGACCACAGCGGGGGCGCAGGCGGCAACCTTTGGGACAAATTATTCGGGGTCCACTGGGCCAAACGCTGGTTCAGTCATTACCTTCCACCCATAAAAAGGAAACGAATGAAAACGATTGCAGGTTCGAAAGTGCAATTCTCAAAGGGCGTCCGTTTGGCTGTTGTGGTGCTCTGGTTTTTAGTTGTTGTAGGGGCTAGCGCAAACAATATTTACATCGCGCAAAGTGCAGCGGGAAGCGCGAACGGAAGTAGTTGCGCGAATGCGTACGCCTACGCCTATTTCAACACGCCAGGAAATTGGACAAGTGGCACCCCAAGCGGAGTCCA